TCTTTTGCTAAGTCTTTTAATTCTTGTTTTGTGTTCATGCTCAATACCATTTCTATTTCATCTGCTTTTAGATGTGGTAATAAGTCTGCTATAAATTGCTGAGACTTGTTTTTCTTTTTCTTTTGTGTAGGTGGTTTAATATACGGATGGAATTCTACTTTGCCTGAACCACATGCACTTAATAACAGCCATTGTAATTCTGGATGTTTGTTAATTGAATAAAAGTCTTGATTAAACAACTCATTAACCATAAAGATATACTGTGGTGCATTCTTACCTTGTACACTACTTGCATATCTCAACATCATCCACAGCCCTAAAGACTTACGTTGTTCAATAGTTAAGTTATTATAAAAATTCTTGTCCCTTTTATCAATTGCATGTAGTACTGTTTTAAGTGGTAGTTTAGGCTCCTTTGCCATTACATTAAATCTCCAACCTCAATATTACAAATTTTGTTTTGCTCTTTTACAAAGTATGCACACCGAGGCTTATCTTTGCTTTCCAAAGGAACAGCCAACATGTGACCGTGCTTTAGTTTAGGGAAGAACCATTTTACGTCTTGATAGATGTTTGTGATAGTTATATCATAACAGTCTGGTATCTTAGTGCTTAGTGGATTAGTTGCTAATGCTTTAAATCCTCTGTTGTTCAAACTTGTCAACGGAATAACTTCTACTCCACCGTAGTCATCATCACAAATTAATATGCTCCAATCCATTGGCATCTGTATAGACGAATTTCCTATTTGCAAACATATTGCAGGAGCATGAAAACTCTCTAAAAATATCAATGGCAGGAAGTAAAAGTCTATCTCATCTTTGTCTGATGCATCAAGAACACAATATCGCATGTCCTCAACTTCATCGGGAACCGTATTGAGATCAAATGGCTCGTTTTCAATTGTTAATATTTTCATAGTTTTCCTTATTTGTATTCAACTTTCGTCATAGTGTGTCTAAATTCTTTTTCTTTGTAAAACACTTTACGTTTAGTTAAATGTCTCTTACTATACTTTAGATTGCTTGTTATGTCAATCACATTTACATAATCTTTATCCTCTGCTTTACGAATACCTCTACCGATACTCTGTATAACACGAACAAAACTTTTACCTGGTTCCAACATAATCAAATTAAATATTCGAGGTATGTTGATACCTACTGCCGCTACACCATATGTAGCAACAATAACTTTGTTATCCATTTCTGATATCTCATCGTACTCGGATTGCCTGTCTTTAACTTTCATGGCACCACTAACAAATGCCCATTCAGGATTCATCTCAGAAAATATATTTCCTGTAGCAATCCTATCTATGAGAACAAGTGTGTTACCTTGTTGTGACATTTGATTAATTATCTGTGACAAGTGTTTTAATCTTGTTTCATCTGTGGTAAGCCATTTAAGTTCTTGTGCATAGCCATTGAACCCAAGTGGACCATCTTGCATCTGCAAAATACTAATGTCCAAGTCAGCCAATACACCCATGTCTTGTAACTCTTTACTGCTTAGGCTACCTGTAACAGGTCCTAATGCACAGGTACATGCTACTGCTTCGTGTTCGTCTTGCGGTATTGTACCAGTTAGTCCCCAACGTATAGGAACATTTTTAAACATACCACTCAACTGGTCACGTAATACATCTGCTTTTGCTTTGTGTACTTCGTCAACCATTACACACACAACTTGATCGAGAAATACATCTAAGTCAACTTCGGCTTCACCTGCCTTTGTTTTCTTTTCCAGTACTGCAAGACTTTGCCATGTGCATATAGTATGGGTCTTGTCATATTCTTTTCTGTCGCCATAAAGAACACCAACGTCCATACCTAAATTTTTGTAATCTTTTTCTGTTTGCACAACAAGATCTTTGTTTGGCACAATTACTATAGTTCTGCCAAAGTCCTCACAACGATGACTGAGCACTGCTGTGATAAGTGTTTTACCGGCTCCTGTTGCCACTTCCTGTAAACACTGAGGATTATCAAGGAATCGATTAATAACTTCTACTTGATAGTCTCTTAAAATAATAGGTAACCCTGCGGCAGGATGTCTGGGAGGCCATGCAGTATCTTCATAACTGTTTGCCTGGACAGGGCTGAATTTGAAATCCCATGTTTGTCTTTGATCATCAACTTCTACATCGTAACCTGCCGCGGTTACAATTGGTAGTAGAGTGTCGAGTAAATTCAAATAGGATCGGCCGCCAATGTCGCAAAATCTAACGCAACCATCCCAGCGGCCTAACTTATATGCTGGCATATGGTATGCATAAGGTAAAAAGAATTTTACCGAATCAGAAATCTTACGTCTTGTCTTTACATCGAGTCCAATGAACTTGATGTTTACCTCGTCTCTAATTTCTAAAACTGTTTTATGCATACTAATATATACCTTAGTTCGATGATATTGTCAAGAAGTATTTTCTACCGCCAGCGCCATAGCCAGGAGTCATTTCAAACTCGTTGTCTAATACATCGCGAACTGTAAACGATACTGTGGCTTTTTCAAACTGTCTGCTGAATACAACATCAAGTGTGCTAAGATTATCTAAACTTGGTCCGTCATACGGTCCAGGTGCTCGTTCAAACATACCACTGTAAATAGTTTTAAAGTTTATGTTACCAAATGTTGCAAAATAACTCAGTTGAGTTTTAAATTCTGGTACACGTGGTTGATCACTATCTGTATATCCAACCATCACACTCAGTCCACCATATGGTACAGAATACATATCCATAAATCTAATACCCTGTGTGCTGTATGATCCAGAGTTTAGATATGTAGCATTGTTATATGTGCCTTCATCGTCTGTGTAACCTGATTGATATTGGATGCCTTCTTCAAACTCGTACCTGTAAATAATAAATGCGCCAACACCTAATTCAAGTCCCATGGACTCTTCTGCTTCAAGTGTGCTGTTGCCGTCGACCCAAATATCACCGTTAAGTTGATATAAGGTAGGGTTACGATAACTGGTAGCAAAATTCATAGAAAGAAGTTCTTTGCTGTATCCTACTCTGTAAACAAATGCATCTTCTGATACTCTAACACCTAAACCAAACTGGTCTGCAAAGTTAATAGAAGCATAACCACTAACGTTTGTTTGTTCGTTATCCATGTATGTTTCTTGGTCGCCAGTCATACCTACAATAAGTTCAGCGGCAGGTGTACCAATTAAGTATGTGTTCTTAACATCTAAATAGAACCTTTCTGCTTCACTGTCGTATGTTACATCGTTACCAGTAAAATAATCTGCGTTATTTTTGTTGTAACCTAATGTGATATTATCATTACGAATACTCACAGCAACTTTGTTACCAACCTGTGTGCAATCATTTGACTGAGAAAAACTTGCAGTGTAGCAGTTATCATAATCATAATCGTAGTCAGTGTAATTAACATTAACATCAAACCCGCCAATTGTTTGATCAAGCCTTGCTGTTTTGTTTACATAGTTATCTGATTCATCGTTGTCAGTTCTCACAGAACCATTTGATACATCAAAATACGTAATACCAACTCCACCTTTACTTGCATTAACAAGTGTGTGGTTTGAACCTATTCTTGATACATAGCCGTCTTGTAGATCGTCTGTGATAAACACTGACCCACCTAAACTGCCTGAGCCATACAAAACACTGTTAGGACCACTAACAATTTTTAATGCTTCCTGTCCAGTAACTATATCGTGTCCAAAATCATACCATCCTGATCCAGCATCATTAACAGGAACACCATTCCTAAAAATAGTTGTGTGTTCTGTCTGTGCTCCACGTTCGTTATATCCACTAAAGCCGCCGAAGCCGCCTGAGGTATAAGCCATTGCTGGCATTATTGTTTCAACTAAACCAAAGTCTTCATTGGCGTTGGGTTTGCTCTCGATTACCGTAGCGCCTACTACAACAATTTCTTCTATTAGGTCATCAGCATACACATTACTGTTAAGTAAAAATGCAAGAGCTACTAATGGCACTATCCTTCTTTTATTCATTATATTCCTTAATGTTAAAGTTAAAATAACTCTACCCGGATTAATCCGGGCAGAGTACTTTGCGTTACAAACAAGTTGTGGGAGAATGTTATGCAACACGTTTCATACAGGTTGATTCCGCAAGTTCTTGCCAAGTGTCCGGAGACATCTGTTTAAGGTCTGCTACCTTAAGAACCATCCTGAGTGAAATTTCACGCAACCTGTTAGCCTTCAATACCATAAAGTCCACTACTTCTTGGTCTCCTTCTTTACCGAAGTTATACTCGTCTAACATACCGTCACGCACAATTTGGTTAATACGTAAGAATCTATCGCTAACACTATTCATCTCAAGGTCAATGTAATGACATCTGGACATAAGTGCCGCTAAGTGATCTTTAATCTTCTTAGAACGAACGTGTTCAAAGTCAACGTTAGTAATAAAGATACAACCACCCTTGAACTCAAATCTATCAGGAATACCTTCTCTACGAAGAGCCTGCGATTCTGACTTCCAACTAATAGTTCTTTTCTTGCCTGAGTCAAGTACTGCCTTCAACATGTTCAAGCATACTTCATCAAACAATACACTATCGCAGTCATCAAACACAAGGATGTCACCTTTCTGCGAATTGTTATATAGTGTCTGATACAGACCAATTGGTGTCATTGAACCCTTGACTACTTCTGTTCTTGGCGGCTTACTGCTAAGTTTAGCCATAACATCGTATTCGTCAAGTATCTTCTCAACACCAAAACTCTTACCAACACCTGGAGGGCCACTTACGATAAGACCTCTAACAACACCGTTTGCCACAGCATCAGTCATCTCATCAAGGATATTAAATCTACGTTTGATTCTATCCATGGCCTGCTCTTCAGTTTCTTTTACTGCTTTTGCAGGTGCAGTTGTAGTAGACTCAACTTCGGTTGCTGGTCCATCAACATATTCGATATCGCTTGGATTCTCCAACAATACACGAATTGCTTTTTTGTCTGGACCTAACACCTTGCTGGCGTCTACAGTAATAAATAAACCTTTCTTACCGAAAGTGCTTGGTTTTACTAACGGAAACACTGTATCAGTGATAGGTGCGTTTCTGTAAGTACCTTGTATAATGCGAACTTGCTTTTCCATAATATTGCCTCCCACAGCAATTAATTAATTTATGTACATATTATAGCAGTTTTTAGTGATCTGTCAACCGTTTTAGTATGTTGTAACCTATTGATTTGTAACAAGATTGTAAATTTCTTCCCAATTCTTTACTACAATACCCTTAGGTTCTACCATATTATGCCCGTGTTCTACCAAAATTCCCTTCAATCCTGCATTGATTCCTGCTTGTACATTCTCAGGCTTATCCTCAATCCAGTAGTTATCAGTGTATTTGGCACCGTATTCTGCAAGTATTTCATCCTTATCAGCACCAGTATCTAAACAAACAACGTCAATGAATGCATCACCAAACAACTTGTTTAAATTACGAGTCCTCAATTCCTTAGCATAAGGATCTAAAGACAGAGATGTTATGGCTATAAACTTATATCCATGTTGCTCAGATAACTTCTTAACAAAGTACTGTGCATCTCTGAGGGGAGGGAGAAAGCCTATTGCGGCAGACTCATTGAATACTTTAACAAGTTTATGTCCGTTGTTTCTGGACATACCATAGCGGTCACCAATGGAATACATAAACTGATATCCATCAACTTTGCTATGACCGTGATGCTCCATCCAGACAGAGAAGCCTTCTTCCCAATCAAGAACTACACCATCTACGTCTGTTAAAATTATTTTGTTTTTTCTAATACCCATATTGTTAATAATATATACTCCTCTGATTTGTTGGCGCGGCTGGAGAGATTCGAACTCCCGACCCTGTGGTTCGTAGCCACATACTCTATCCAACTGAGCTACAGCCGCCTACCTATGATATAAGTATAGCATCTTTTAGGTATTTGTCAACCTACATTTCTATGGTTTTAAATTTAGTAAATCCGAGGTCCTCATCAAACGTGAGGATGAATTGTGCAAGTTCTGGATCTGATTGGAAAGAAAGGTGTAGTTCGTAACCAACTGTATTAAATGAAACATCAATGTCGTATGTGTTTGACCATTTATTAACTGCGTTAGTTATTCTGCCTCTGTGCATTTGAGCTGGCATACCGGCGCCGCCAGTAGGTAAATTAAATCTAATATATCTACGTTTTGTCCTATCCATTCCCTGTATCGACTTTGTCCATGGCCTCAAATGCCCATGCACGTTCTTTGCAATGATAACACTGCTTACATCTGCCAGTCATTGTTTCTGTGCAACTATGTGATAAGTTTGATATTTCTTCTACACCTAACTGAAACATAATATCAATGGTGTGGCTCTTTTTGGTATGGTTAAAAGGAAAGAACAATGTGCCCGGCATTGGGCCTTCTATCTTTTGACTTCTAACAGGAAGTGTAGTATCTAAGTCTGGGTTAACACGTTGATCGCCTAAGTATATTTGATCTACATCAAACTTGTCTAAAGCATACAATATAGATTCCCAAACTTTTTGTCCATGAAAACGTTGATGTAATTGTGTTATCCTAACACGAGTCATTGAAGGTAATTCTATATCAAACTTTTTCCTAACAAGATCTATAAGTGCGGGTGGATACAATTCAGCACCATCGTGCTTGGGTATGTTAAAGATATACTTGATAACATCTTTAGGTTGTTTGCCCTGTGCAATTATATCTTTGCACATGCAAGATAACAATACAGTACTGTCTAAACCTCCACTTAAAAAGAGACCAATCTTTTTTGTAGTGTCTATGTCTATTGTTACTGTTTCTCTATTGTCCTCAGGACCACATTCAAGTTTAAGCATATTTGTATTTATAATTTAATAGTGGCGGTCCGACGGGGAATCGAACCCCGAACACCGCCGTGACAGGGCGGAATTATAACCGTTTAACTACCGGACCGGTTATGTACAAATGGTGGGTGATGACAGGTTCGAACTGCCGACCCTCTCGGTGTAAACGAGATGCTCTACCAAACTGAGCTAATCACCCACATTGCTTTCTACTCTGGCTCTATTTAGTTTATGTAGGTCCAAGAGCTGTTGACCTGCCATTTGTTTTTGTTGTTTAAAGTCTGTACAAAACGAGCGTCAATACGCAAAAATCAGACTATAGTATGGTACTCCGTAGGAGGATCGAACTCCTATTGCTGAGATGAAAACCCAGTGTCCTAACCATTAGACGAACGGAGCAAATATAAATTGGAGGGATGGATTACTGTCGTTACTCTGTCGTAACCGAATTGTGGACTGGTAATCACTTGTAATCCTGTCCCTTACCCGAGTCTCTCGACCCCTATTAAACTCCACTGGTCATGTGTTCGTATGCTTCATCACATTCCGTGATTTGCTCGCCACATGCACAGGTTTGCTCTTCCTCAAGAGTTGGCGCACCAACTAATGATCTTATTTGTTCTTCTGTATAATTTTGTTCCATGCTACTATTATAGCAAATTAGAAAAGTTTGTCAACCTATTTATTGAATTACAATATCTTCCATTCCAGCAGTTCTAAGTTTTGTGATGTGTCCTATTTGCCATTGCTTGACATCTAAGCCTTTCATAATACCTAAGTACCTATTTCTCAATAGACTGAATTGGTTACATAGATGCGTTAGGTCAATAACACTATCTTCACCGTCAACATACTTTTCAGCATCTCTGCTGGACAGTTGTCTATTGTATGTTTCCAAATACTTGCGGAATGTTTTAGAACGTTCTTTGCGAAGTTCTATGTTTAAGTGTTCGAGGATTGCTTCAATCTCTTGTAACTGATTAAAACGATGTTCTGTAATGCCGGGTAAGGCAGAACTGGATTTCTCCAGACTGCCTCTTATCCCAACTTCATACTTGGCTTCCTCAAGTTCGTTTTCAAAGTAATTTACTGAATCAACGATCTCACCTAAATTACCAACTACTTTATTATACCAAGTACTCATTTTTAATACTCGTACTCGTCGTCGTCATCCTCGTCATCAACACCTTCGTCAAAATAAGTAACGATTGCTGTTTTCATAACTTTGTCAAATTCGTTTTTGTAAATATCAATATCCTGGATATCAATATTCTCTTCAAACAATCTTAACATAGTCTCTGCTACGTGTAAACGATCTTTAGAGTTGACATGGGTTTTTACAAGTTCCCATGTCTCACTAAGTAATGCTATCTCAGGACTCATCCATCAACTCCTCTATGTTATCAAATTCGTCAGGGTCAACATCGCCAACATCAAGGTCTTGTTCGACACCTGTTGCTTTAGGATTTTGACTCCACTCATCTATAATTATCTGGAGTTTATCTCCGGACCAGCCTTTTCTGAACTCTTTGATCTCTTCACCTGTTACTGGTGAGACATAAGAGAGTTTGTTACCAACTTTATCAACAATGCCTCTTGTTTCAAGCATTTCTAATAGGCCACTATATGGGTCCATGCCTGTCTCATAAGGAATCTTGATTTGCACACCTTCGAAAGGTTTTGCGTAACGTGACTTAACTACCTTACATGCCGCTCTAATACCTTGCACTGTAGATACTTTATTACCATCGAGATCTTCTTTTAATTTAAGTTTTCTCATAGCAACAACAATACTACTTGCATAGATAAAGCCTTGACCACCACTTATTTTATCATCTGGGTCAAACATGTCCTGTGATGCATAAGTGTGGTTAGTAGCAATTAAGGCAATCGGAAAAGGTGCAATCTGGTTAACAGTGTTTCTAACCAAGGCTGTTAATGCCTTAGGCTTTCTACCCATGTCACCTTTCATGTCACCTTTTTCAAATTGTGCTACGTCAGTTGGTGTTAATAACATTCCTAAACTATCTACAACAAATGCTAACTTAGGCATTTCTTCATAGGGGAGATCGCTGTAGTGTGCTTTATAGTCTTTAACAAATTCACTAATTGCTTTTGCAACATCGTCAATCATGCTAACACTGATCTTTAATAGTTTTTCTGGTGATGTATCAACGTCAAGTGCTTGTAGCCAATCTTCGTCGAGTGCGTTTTCTGAATCAAACAATACTACCTGACAGCCCATATCTTGAGCGTTCTTTACAATATTGCCTGAACATATAAACGATTTACCAGAACCGGATTCACCTGCAAACACACTAACCTTTCCTAACGGAATTCCTTTATTAAAGTCACTACTGATTAAGTAGTTTAGTGTGTAGTTGCCTGTGCTAATCCAATCCTGTGGATCGTGGAATCCTGCACTAATACCACTAATACTTTTAGTGATACCAGTACGGAACTTACTTAGGTCAAAAGGTTTTTGCATGATGTATCTCCTTAACCGTTGCTTCTATTACGAATCATCTGTAAGATGTCATCTGCTGATTGCTTTCCTTTGTCTACTTCGGGCGTAGGTGCCGCCGGTGCCGCTGTTTCTACTACTGGAGCAGTTGCAACTGGAGCCGGTGTTTCTACTACTGGAGCAGGTGACGCCGTTGGTGCTACTGGAGCCGCTGGTGCTACTGGAGCCGCCGCTTGTGCCGGAGCACTTGTGGCTGGTGTCGCTGTGCTTGGAACTTCTACGCCATATGGCTTGTAAAAGTTACCCCAACGCTCTGGATCATACAACTCACCATCTACTGATGCCGCAAACATTTCTGTAATTGCTTGGTATCCTTCTGCAGTTGGTTTTGCAGGCAAAAAGTCTGCTAAGTTGTGTAAACCATTAGTGTCTACTGCCGCAAGTTGTACTTCATCTAATGCACTCTCTTTACGAGCCCATTTTGATGTACTGTAGTCTGCGTATTGCCCTTTGGTTGTTTTTGTGACTCTAAAGTCTGTACCTGCAACATAATCAGTAGGAATGTTTTCCATATCTGGATCCATAAGTGCTGATTTAATAATGTTGAAGATCTGTGGTGAAATCACAAAACGTCTAATTGGGTTTTCTGGTGACTCCTCGTTGAGAGGATTCTCAGATACAAATCCTTGGAAAATGTATGAACGTTTTTTCCAATACTTTCTGCCCATATCTTCTAAAGATGCGTCTTTGAACCAAGGACGTACTTCAGTTAGTACTGGACACGAATCGCCGTACATTTCACCGCAAGGTACTTGTACTGTAACTGGTTTGTTTTCTCCACCTTTCACACCTGGGAAAGTCAAACGAATCATTTGACGTTCTACCCAAAAGAATGTGTTATCTGGATCTGAGTCTGGTAAGAATCTCAATACTGCTGAGGTACCTTCGTCGATATTCCAGTGTGGATATATTGCGTTGTCGCTTTGTGAGTTATTTTTGGAACCGGGTTTGGTTTCCATTGATGAGAGCTTTGCTCTGATTTCTGCTAATGAGGCCATGATGTTTCTCCTGTAATTGCCATGTTTGCCATGTTCGTAATCATATGATTACTGGTTTATTATATATGCCAAGATAGAATTTGTCAACCGTTTTTTTACATTTTTTCAAAAAAAACTTTGTTTGTGGAGTTAACTCCTTCTAACAGTTTTATTTATCAAAAAACCCGCATATAGCGGGTTTTATTTGGTTTGTTATTTTAAATCAGTAACTTATAGGATATCTAATGATTCCATATATGCTTCAAACTTAGCACTGTGATCTTCTGCTACTGCTTTAATTTGTGGTTGGTTAGCACTTAGTAGACAACTCTTAATAGTTGCATACTCGTGTTGATTAAGTCCTGCTCCACCACCAATCTTTTTACTGATGCCGTTCAAGTAAGTACCTAACATTGGGTTAGTAGATGATTGGCTCATTTGTGATACTTGGTGACTGAGTTTTGCCGCTGGTGAAATAAATTCAACACCGTCATCTTCTGACAACAAGTTCTTGAGGTTATCAAACTTTTCATTTTGTACTGCTAATGTAATACTTTCTTCAAACTGTGATCTTCTTGACATAGCACTTTTGATACTTGACATAGCATTTGCTACTCTATCATCAAAATGTGTTTCTGTGAATTTTGCTTCTAAGTCAATATCATCTTCAAGTACTTCTATTTGGCTTCTACCAATAACGCTCTCAGATGTATTTGCATAAGTTTTAGCACCTGCAAGTTTCTGTAATGTGTCATTGATACTGTTAATATTTTCAACAGCAATGTTTACATACTCTTCGTTGGTTTCATTTACCAACCCGCCCTTCTTAACATAACGAACAAACTCTTTTAATGTTCTATGTTCAGCGGCCATTTCAGTAATGCTCTCGCCTACTGTGTCATGCATTTCTCCGCCTTTCTGTATATGGCGTGCCATTGCTCTTGCGGCTTTCAAATTGTTTTCAGCCATTTTAAATCTTTCGTCACCACGTTGTATAAAGATGCTGTGGATATTTCTGCTTCTTGCTCCACGAACTTCTTCGTTAACTGCTTTCTTGTGTCTCACAACGATTTTGACATTATCAAGTCCTTGGTAACTGGTTTTAGTACTGCCAGTCATTGCACCAAATCCTTCTAATACATCTGCCATATCTTTCTCCTGCTTTTGTGCGATATCAATCATCTCTGATTTAGGTTCTAATCTTCTATCAAACACTTTAAAGTCAAAGTTTTGTAAATTGTCAGTTGCTAAGTCTTTTAACATAGTACGTAATTGCTCTGATTCTTGTGGTGTACTTGTAGCAAACTGAATTGTTTGATTAGGCTTGTCATAACGCACAATCATGTTAGGATCCGCTACTACAAATCGTGTTGCGTCCTGTGGATCGATTGTAATTTTGCCTTCGGCACTAAAACTTTTAACCTCAAGACCGAAGCCTTTCATAAGGTTAAAGATTTTTTCTCCTACTGCATCTGCGTTAACTGCCATTGCTGTTATCTCCTTTAGTACAACTATTTATCACTTACAGAAGATCTATTGGCATTGGTCCGTCCCATTCATCTTCTTCGCTGTACTCTGATAGCACATCATTGGTGAGATTAGAGTTTACACGTTCATACACTTCATCTTCAAATGTTGCTATATAATCAATCATACGTACTGCTAATACAAGACTCATTACGAGGTCATCATGTTCGCCTACTTTAGCGGCAAAACTATTACCTTTTGCAACAAAGTTTTTTAACTCTGACATTAGGGGTTTACTTTGAAGTGTAATTTTATCATGTTCAACTAAACGTTTTAGTGATAAACATGATTCTACTTTAGACTTGTGACTGGTATAAAAACCACGTCTGCCTTTCTTTCCTGATACTTTCTTTGGTTCGTGTAGCATTTCACCTGGGAAGTTTTCCTCACCTGTGTCTCTGATAACAACCAGAGCCGCTTCACCAACTGCATTACTTTCAACACTCCAGTATATTTGTGCTACTTGTAATTCTTTTAGGTACTGTAGTATATCCATCATAGTACGCATTTGGCCTTCTAC